GAAGGGTATGTATTATACTTACCTGGTATGTCTACAGAACTTACCGATCAAGGAAAAACTTTGGTTACTATAGATAGCGTATTAGATGCTATAGAAATAGACACTTCAAATATGGTTACTTACCTAGAAAGCATAGCTACTAATAGTGCGTATCTTAAAACAATAGATGAAGATACAAGCCATTTAAAAACTAATGCAGATAATAAAACCTCTCATATTTCTGGTAATTTAGATCATCTATCTAACAACTTAGATGATATAATAACTAATACAGATAAAAATAGAACTCGCTACAAATACTCAGGCGCTACAGCAGTTAATTTAGCAACGGGGGGTCCTGTAATAGGACCAGGAACTTCTACTAGCGATTCTGTTCCTGCTAACTTGTCTAATGGTGAGTACGTAATAAAAGCTTCTTCTGCTAAAAATATGGGTAGAGACGTGTTAGATACGCTTAACTCAACAGGATCTATAGCCTCACTAGGCAGAAAAGGAGACACAGAATTAGCACATATTAACTCTGTAGAAGCTCAAATGCTTAAATCAATAGGGGGTGCAGGCTCTAAAAATCCTCTTTCTGGTCTTAAAGAATTTTTCTTTGACGGATTTAATCCTTTACTAGGTCTTAGAGACGCAGCGCTATCTGCTGCTACATCAATTATAAGTAACACAAATAATCCAGAAGGTTATAGTCCAGAAAAAATAGGTAGTAATGCTAGCTGGAATACAGCAAATTTTGCTAATAATACTTTTGCTAAAAAAGTACTAGTAGAGCTTACACGATATATAGCTGCTAATAGGGATGGAAAAGCCTTTACCCACTCTCAAGCCTTTAACTCTATTTCTGATGCGTGGTTTGAATATGATAAACCTAATATTATACAGTTCAATAGGGGTTCTGGGTTTAACAACAGTATCAGAGGCACAAGCAATATAAATAGTTTAATAACAAGACTACAAAATGCTTATCCTTCTTTTGCTGATGGAGGTAGGGTTTCAGGTGCTGGTACTAGTACTAGTGACTCTATAATGGCTATGTTGTCGGACGGTGAGTATATTATTAGAAATTCATCTGTTGACAATGTGGGGGTAAATACTTTAGACTATATAAATAATACGGGACAACTACCTCAAGGCGACACTAATGTAGAAGTAAATATTACTAATAATGGGTCTCCAGTGGACGTAGAAGCTGAGCCTAAAGTTAGTATAATAGACGGTAAGGTAGTGGTAGATGTTATACTTAAAGATTTAAGAACTAATGGTCCTATTAAGAAGACTATTAAGAAGATAAAGTAGAGGGACATGGCAACATACACATATCCAGATGATGCGTCAATGGACGATAGAAAACCAGATAGGGGCTATAGCATTGCTAGAGCCCCTAATAATACATCTTTTAGCTCTGTTTTAGGCTATGAAAAAAGAAAAAGATTATCTAGAAAGGTACTAAGAAAATTTACTTTTAGCTATACAAATATAAGTGAGGCTAGAAAAACTAGTATTGAAAATTTTTATTTAGATAGAGGTGGAAACTTTGAGACTTTTAAATTAGACTTAGCTCATTTTGGACTATCAGGAACCGCTAATGTTAAGTTTTCTGAATCTTTAGATATAAACCATGTAATCTCTGGTGATAATACTGATATATTTAACATATCTCTAATACTAACTGAGGTGGCTTAATGTCTTCTCGTTCGTATGATTTTATACTTACACTGGCTGATACAAGTAGCTTTTCTGTAGGAAATTCTGTGCTAGGAGTTTCTTCTAATGCTTTTGGTCAAGTAATATCTAAAGATAGCAGTAATCTAAAAGTAAAAGTAGCTAATTCTAAACACTACTTTATTTCTTCAGAAAATATAATTTCTAATGTGACAGTCAATACGTCTGCTACATATCAACAATCTTTTACTTCTACTCCTATAGTAATAGACAGTAATTCTTATTCTATAAATGGTACAAGTAATACTTTTGCGCTACCTCATGTCCCCTCACATAAAGCAGAAATTGAAATATATGCTGATAATGTATTTATAGAGTCTGAAAAATATGTATGGCCTAGTACAGTTTTAGATGGTGTAGGGGTAGATTTTAAAGACATAGAGATAATAACTTTTCCCGCAGCAAATGATAGAGCTATAGTATCTAGTGCTAATTTTCCTACTACGGGTACTAATAATTTAACCTTAAAAGTATCTACAGGAGATAAAGATTCTTTATCTTTTTTAGGCTCTAACACGCCTACTACTCAAATACAAACAGGAGCTAGTACCATAACTACTATACATCCTTCTAATTTTGTGCTAAATAGAAATGCTTTTGAAGAAGAACCTATTGTAAGATTATACTCTATTTATTATCCAGGAGAGTGGTATCCTGCTAATGATAAGGGTAATCCAACAGGAGAGGGTACAGGAAGACCTTGGCCTTACGGTTTTCCTATTAGATACGCAGAAATAATAGGAGAAGACTTTTCTATTGATGACTATACAATAACTCATCAAAGTAATAATTATGTATCTTTTCCTATTAACTATCCTGGAATATCTATTAGTTCTGATGGGTCTATAGGAGAGATAGACTTAGAAATAAGTAGTATTGATTTATCTCTACCTACCTTAGTAGAAGATCCGTTTTTAGTAGGCTATAATAATACTTCTGCAATATCTAGCACAGTTAATGGTGAAGTACTAACTAATATTGATCCAAGGACTGTACTTTCTAATCCTTCTTATGACGCAAATATAGTAGATTCTAGAGGAGAAAACCAGCCTTATGATCATTCTACTACTATTTCTCTAGGAGAAGAATGGGTATCTTTGATGCCTGATAGTAGAGACTTACTAGGAGCAGTAGTAGAGGTAAGAAGCTACTATGCATCTTCACTAGAGTATTGGCCTGAGTTTTCTATTATAAGTAGTGTATCTGGAAACTCTATAGGCTTAGAATCTACAGCTCCTTATAGAGTAGGAGACACAGTTAATAGTAATGTAAGTACTAGCACTGCTACTATCACTGCTGTATATAGTAATAACTATATAAAATTAGATCAGTCTATTTCTGGTGCTGTGATAGGAGATAAGCTTTTAATAAATAATAGTAATTATGATCCTGATGCTTATGTAGAAAGAAAGTTTACAATTAATAAACTTAACTCATATAATGATTCTTCTATTAGTTTCAACTTAGGAAGCAGAACAACTAACTTGCTAAAAGAAGTCCCAAGAAGAAAATTTTATAAAAACACTTGTCCTTGGAAATATAAAGGAGTAGAGTGTAAGTATCCTAGTGGCGGCACAGGAGTAATTAGCAATAGTATACTACCTAAAACTGCTAATGGTATGTTTACTATAAACAATGTAGCTACTTCTGATCCCAACTTAGATAAATGTTCTAAAAGTATATCTGCTTGTAGATTAAGAAATAATCTGTTAAATTGGGGAGGGTTTCCTGGTGTTAGAAACAAAATTTAAATTACTGTTAGACGCTATAGGAAAGTATTCTCAGGCTCAATATCCTTTAGAGGCTTGTGGGATAATTACTTTAGATTTTGAGTTTATACCTAGCAATAACTTAAGTAATAATCCTAGACATAGTTTTATAATCGATCCTATTATTGTTAATAAGTATGATGGAAATATATGGGGTATTTTTCACTCTCACACAGATGAAAAGTTCGAGACCCCCTCCGAGTTAGATATGTCTTTAACAGTATATCCAGACATAAAATTTATATTATTCAATAATAAAAATTATTACATATATTGGTACGACACAGATAAAAATATTAAAAGGTACGAAAAGTTTAATGAAGATCACTGTAAATATTAATAAGCCTCTTAGATCTTTCTTTGATGATAGATCTTCTATAATACTAGATGCATCAGACTATTTTGATATATACTCTGGTCTTAAGAATATGTTTCCTAAATTTAATAAGTTACTAAATTCTATAAAAAATACAGAGTCTAAATTTCAAGACGTAGTATTTATCGAAGATAATAAAATTATAGACGTATCTAAATTTAAACTAACAATTAAAGAAAACTTAGCAGTATCGTTAACTCCCGTATTTTTTGGCGCAGCTCCCTCTTATACTTTTTCTAATCTATATAGCGATATCAAATCTAGTTTTATGTATCCTTTATTCGGTTTATCTACTGCTAGTACAGAGTCTTCTGATTTTGAAGGATTAGATAAAAGAATACTAGACTCATCCTTATTTGGAAGAGCAGAAGAAGTATATGCAGCAGGTATGAGAACAGAAAATGATGTATTTGGAGAATTACAAATTAATACTAATGCAAAACTACCTATAGGACTTCACTATGGTCTTGTAAGAGTATCAGGTACTTTAATAAATAACTACACTAAAACATATAGATGTGATCCTGATGTGTTTAGAGTAAAGGATGTAATACCTTAATGGCTATTTCACCACTAACCCTGTCTGTAGGTCAAAATCAAACATTTCAAAAGCAATTAACTAAACTAAATACAGATATTCAGTTTAGTCATGTCGCTATTGGTGAAGGACCTATATACAGAATAAATCCTAACGGTGTTCAAGATATTAGAATAGATGGTAAGTTTATTGATGATTTAATAACTGTTAATAATGAGCCAGATCCTTATGTTTTTCAATATAAAAGTACTACTGGCAGTATTAATCAGCAAGTACTTACTCCTTTTAGTGACGAAGTAACAAACAATATAAGGTTTTCCTCTCCTGTTGTTCTTAAATCTGGACAGATAAAAGGTGTTGTAACAGGAGTGCCTGAAGCTAATGTAGTATTTTTTCCTACTTCTGCTTCTGTAGGGGATAATCCTATAGACACTTTAGTGTTTAAATTTTCTGTAGAAGAACTATATAAACAAGATACTAATAATAACTCTACTACAGGGCCTCAGAATCAAAGATTAGATTTAAGAATAGTAGTACACGACAGGAATGAAACAACTAACATAAATAATTATATTGCTTTAGTACAGCACTCTTTCACTGAGACTATTACTTTTGATACTATATTAGAGGTGCCTATAAGCATACCTTCAGCTAATCAAAGCGAGAATGGATATAGAGTATCTGTGTTAAAAGGCTCTGACGACACTTTAGATTCTGAGATTAGTTCTGAAGTTTCTTTTTTAGGATTTAATGAAATATCCCACGAACCTTTCTCTTATCCTAGAACAGCTAGTATAGGCTATGCCTTAAAAGCTACAGGACTGAGATCAGATGCTGTTTTAAATTACTCTAGTTTAGTAAAAGGTCTTATAGTCAAAGTTCCTTCTAATTATGATCAACCTATATTAAGTAATGGAGAAGTAGATTGGAGAGAAGTAGAAGTTGATGCTATAACTTCTACCGGATACGAACTTCAATCCTCTCCAGGAACTATTCAATTTGATGCTAATCCTGTAGTTTATAAAGGTATTTGGGACGGTACTTTTAAGTATGATTGGACTCAGAACCCTGCATGGATTATATATGATTTATTAACTAATACTTCTTACGGCTATGGAATACCCGAATCATATGTAGACAAATATAACTTTTATAAAGCTTCACAAATATTTGACGCAGTAGAGCCTGAAACAGGAAAATTTATAGGTGTTGAAACATATGCTGACGGTAGTATACGTCATAAACCTAGAGGACAATTTACTTCTATACTAGAAGATCAAATAGGTTTATCTTCATCTAAAATAATAAAAGAAAGAAGAATAGTATGTGATCTTAGTGTTACAGACTCTATAGAAACTTATGATCTTATAAATAAAATAGTAGCATCTGCCAAAGGTTATTTAGAAATTAGTAATGATAAGATAGGATTGGTGTTAGACTATCCTAATTCTCTTCCAGAACAAATGTTTAATGAGGTTAATTTAACAGAAATAAAATACTCAGGAAATAGAGCAGAGGATTACGTAACGGCGGTAGAAGTTTCTTTTAATGATGGTGCTAATAATTATAATAAAGACTTAATAAAGATATATGATCCTGATTCTGATATGCTAGAAGAAAAAGTAGCTAGTATAGACTTAATAGGCTGCTCTAGAAGAAGTGAGGCTA